GAGTTTGACACAAACTCTTATTTTTAATAAAATGAACGAATAAGGAATTAAAAAATGGCTAATTCAACATCTGCTAACCTAAAACTTACAGTACAAGCGACCGGTGAAAACTCGGGAACTTGGGGTCAAATTACAAACACAAACTTACTTATTTTAGAACAAGCTATTGGTGGCTTTACAACTTTCAATTTAACTAACGCTAACAGATCACTAACATTTACAAATGGTGCTGTATCAAATGGTAAAAACGATGTTATTAAATTAACAGGTACTTTAGCGGGGACTAGAACTGTTTCTATTCCAGATGGAGTAGAAAAAGTTTATAATGTTCAAAATGCATGTGATCATGCGGGAAACACTTTAACTTTTAAAACTACTTCAGGTACAGGTGTTCTTTTATGTGAAGGAAATAATTATGTATTATATTCTGATGGTACAAATGTTGTAAAATTATCAGAGCAAAGAAACTGGAGAGTAATTTCAGCGGCAGAAACAGTTCAAGCCGGTGCTCAATGTTTAGTAAATACAAATGGCGGAGCGGTAACGATAACGCTACCTGCATCACCAAGCACGGGCGATGAAGTATCATTCATGGACCAAGGTTATGATTTTAATAGTAACGCATTGACTGTTGGAAGAAATAGCTCTAATATAGCTAATGCAGCATCAGACTTAGTTGTCAATACACAAGGTGCTGGTTTCAGTTTAGTTTATACTGGAGACGCAACAACAGGTTGGAGCTACAGGGAGAAATAGAATATGTCAAATTACGAAGCTACAAAATACGATTTTTCAGGAGCAAACCTTACAGGTATCGAAGGAATTCCTACAGCTACTATTGTACCGTGGTCTGCATCTTCAGTGCCATCAGGTTTCTTAGAGTGTAACGGAGCAAATGTTTCAAGATCAACTTACGCTGCATTATTTGCAATCGTAGGTACAACTTATGGAGCTGGTGATGGTGCATCTACTTTTGGTTTACCTGATCTACAAGATAATGTAGCAATGGGTAAATCTGGAACTAAAGCTTTAGCATCAACTGGTGGAGCAAACACAGTAGCTTCAACTGGAAACGTTGGAGGATCAACAGCTAACGCAACTTTATCATCTGATCAACTTGCATCTCACAATCACGCAGCAAATTTTCAATTTGCTGCAGACTATCCACACCCGAATCACCCACCCGGTAATATAATACCTGCTAGACAAAACCCGTCAACAAATAACAGTTTTAACTCTAATACAGGTTCAGGTACTGGTCACTCTCACAATATGAGTGCAACTTTTTCTGGTGACTCAACTTCAGTTGTTCAACCTTATTTAACAGTAATTTATATAATTAAAACGTAGGAGAAAAAATGGCAACAAAAGCAAAATGGACAATAGTATTTGATGATAAAATGGTCATTAAAAACTATGATGAAGGAGCTAATCAAGGTATTGGTTATCCAATTGAAGATAATGCTTTTTGGAGTGATTCTAAATTTTCAAATATTTGGGCCATTCAATATGGAACAGCGGTTTCTTCTGATGAAGTAGAATATAGAGATACTACACCTCACACATCGTACGCTGATGCAAACCTTGGAGATATCAGTCAGTTTTCTAATAAATGGGATGCAGTGCATTTACCAATTATACAAGACAATTGGGATAAAAATAATATAAATAATCCTGATGGTAGTCCTATAGAAGAAACAGAAGCTGAAAAAATTGCTAGATTAGGACCAAGACCTACTTCTTACTCCTCGTCCTAAAACTTATCTTAACGTAATCCAAGAAGTTACAATATATTTTTCACCAGACAAAGGTGGATTACCTCTGTGCACATAAGGAAAACCAGCAGGCCAAATAACTATTCTACCTGTTTTAGGTTTTACTCTTTTAGAAAAATTTAAAAATTCTGTTTCTCCACCCTCTTCTATGTCATTTAAATATATAGAAAAAACAAATGCTCTAGACATGTCTTGAAAACGAGCTCCGTGTTCAATGTGCCAAACATGATAGCCTTCTGTAGGTAAAGTTTTTTGAATCTTTAAACTTGTAAAAAGAAAAGGAGAGTTATAGGCTGCACCTGCTCCTGTGTGTTGATCGTAATGTTTAAAAGCCATTTCAAAATTAAACATTAATGGTTTTAAATCCTCCCACCAAACTTCAATATTATTTCCTTCTGCAAAAAATTGTTGGTCTTGTTTTGATAATATGGGTGCACTTTCTCCATCAATTCTATTAAGAGTATTATTAAATTTGTTCTGATCTTCATAAAATTTAATAACTTTATCACAATCGTGTTTAGTAATATAATTGTCATATACTCCAATAAAATTGTTTATATTAACTGTTTTTTCATTCATTTTCTTTTTCCTCTCTTATTACTTTTTTCTACCTGATCATAAGCATGTTCTCTATAAGGACCATTTTGATCTACGTAATGTAAGAATACTTGAGCCATGCCCTCACCTTTATATACACCAGGTCTGCCATGAGGTTGATCACATCCAGCGTATAAAATTGCATCTCCTTCCTCTAGTTCTATCTTTTTTTCTTGTATAGTTAAAGGCCAATTATCGTATTTTTTAATACAAGCTGTCACGGATACTTCACAAGAAGGTCTATCTAAATGAGTTTCTAAAGTCGCACCAAATACGTAATATCTCCAATAAGCATAAGTAGGTGACAATTTTAAATTAGATTCTTTTTCGACACTTGGTAATTTAGTATCTAATAAAGACGTCATCAACGCATCATTGTACCAAGCAGGTGAAAAAGATTGAGCGTCTATTTGATAGTCTTTATTTGCATCCAATCTATTATAACAATACTTTTGAAGTAAACTTAACTCCTTTGAGGATATAAAATTTTTTATTACTTTATGTTTTACTCTAGCCATGCAACAATACTGTACCTTGTCCCCTTTGTAATAGGCTGAATACTATGTGGATACATAAAATTACTAGGAAAAAAAACTATAGATCCAGCACCTAATTTTAATCTTTTTACTTCAAAATTTTTTTGATCTGTAAATATTAAGTCTCCACCCTCATATTCTTCATTTAAGTTTAAAATAATACTTAAATGTCTTGGAGAATCTGTATAATGATCACTATGAACTTCATACTTACCACCAGGCTCATATTTTAATAAATCTATTTGATTAATTTTATTACTAGTCATTTTTGGAAATTTAACTTTGTAATGAACATATAAATTTTCTATCTGCAATTTTATATAATTCCAATAAAATAAATTCGTAGGGGTATCAAAATTTAGACTATAACCTTTTACATTTCTTATATCGGTACGAAGGCCCTCTCCTACAGTTAATTTTTTTGTAGCTTTTTCATTTGTAAGAGCTATTACTTTTTTACAAAAGTCAGGGTTTATTATATTTTTTAATATAACAATTGCTTCTAAATGATCCATAATTATGCTACTTTCATTCTCTTTAAAACTATTATATAAGCTACTATATGCTACAAAAATTAAATTTCAAAGCTGGTTTTAATAAACAAGATACAGAATCAGGGGCTGAAGGTCAATGGACAGATGGTGATTTTGTTAGATTTAGATATGGTTTACCTGAAAAAATAGGTGGTTGGCTGCAATTAACTGCTGGTGGTAAAACATTACCTGGCGCAGGGAGAGCGCAAGTTGCATTCTCTAGTTTTGCAGGGGAAAAATATGCAGCTATTGGAACATCACAAGGTTTATTTTTATATTATGGTAATGATTTTTATGACATCAGTCCGTTAGATACAGCTATTACGGGATGCACGATAACTACAGTTAATAATTCTAACGTTATAACTATTAATAAAGGATCACATAATTTAGCGGTTGGAAGATATATAACTTTATCTGGAGTCACAGTGACAGGAGCCAGTGCTTATACAACTGCAGATTTAGAAAAAGTATATGAAATTTTAACTGTACCTGATGTAGATAAATTTACTATTCAAGCCGCTTCTGTTGAAACAGGATCTGGTATGACAGCAGCTGGTGCTGCTACCGTTAATCCATACGTTATTGTTGGACCAACTACACAAACAACTGGGTATGGATGGGGAACATCTACTTGGAACGTTGAAACATGGGGCACGGAACGATCAACAAGTTCTGTAATACTAGATCCAGGAAACTGGAGCCTAGATAATTTTGGTCAAGTATTAGTTGCAACTATATTTAACGGTGAAACGTTTACATGGAATGCAGGGGCAACAAATGCTAGAACTATTAGAGCTTCAAAATCTACGAGTAGTTTCGCAACTACTAACAACCCCACAGCCACTAGATTTACTTTGGTGTCCGACAGAGATAGGCATTTATTTCACTTTGGGACTGAAACAACCATAGGTGATACCACAACACAAGATCCGATGTTTGTAAGATTTTCTAATCAAGAAGACTTAAATACTTATACACCAACAGCCACAAATACTGCGGGTACGTTTAGATTAGATACAGGAAACGAGATAAGAGCTGCACTTCAAGGTAAAGATTATGTCTTTGTCATAACAGATAATGCAGCTTACGTTATTCAATTTGTTGGTCCACCATTTACGTTTAGTGTTAGACAGGTTGGTACAAACTGTGGATGTATTGGTCAGCATGCAGCCACCTATGTTAATGGTATTGTATTTTGGATGGGTTCTCAAGGTGGATTCTTTGCATTTGATGGTACAGTAAAATCATTACCTTGTCTTGTAGAAGATTTTGTATTTACAACAGACGGAAAAAATTTAGGATTAAACTTTAATGCAAGTGATGTTATATTTTCTGGTTCTAATAATTTATATACAGAGGTAAATTGGTTTTATCCAAAAGCTGGATCTACTCAAATAGATAGATGTGTAACTTATAATTATTCTGAAAACTGTTGGACAACTTCATCATTAGATAGAACAACGTATGCAGATCAAGGGGTATTTGATCACCCTTATGCAACCGATTATGATGACAGCCAAACACCAGTGTTTCCTGATATTCTGGGTATTACTAATAAATATGGAGCTAGTATTTACTATGAACATGAGCAAGGCACTGATCAAGTTAACAGCGTTGCAACCACAGCCATCCCTGCATTTATAAGATCTGGAGATTACGACATTACTTCTAGACGTAGCGCATTAGGTCAACAAACAGGTGTTGCAGATTACCGAGGAGACGGTGAATTTTTTATGTCTGTTAGAAGATTTATACCTGATTTTAAATATCAAACAGGAGATGCGCAGATTACTTTGTTTGTAAGTTCTTATCCAGACGATGTAGCTGTAAGTTCTCCACTTGGACCCTTTACAGTTACTGCAGCGACTGATAAGATAGATACTAGAGCTCGAGGAAGATTACTGTCTGTCAGGATAGAAAACGATGGTACAGGTGAAACCTGGAGATATGGAACATTAAGATTAGACGCACAACCGGATGGTAGAAGATAATGACTATAGATAAGAAAATAGATTATGTAGAACAAGATGGTTCTTTAAATTTTGTAAAAAACTCTGAATCTGTAACTGTTCCAAAAAAATTCAAAGCTAGAAAAGAAGCACCAACAGTTAAGCTTGCATATATTACAGATGCTGAAGCTAAAATGTTAAAAAAACAAAAACCAGGCACACCGCATAAGGGACCAAAAGGTATACCTAGTTATGATTCTTTTGGATCGATAGATGCAAGTGGTAAAGATACAGGACGTGCAGGAGAGGATGTAAGCTCTGCAGAGAGAGGTGATTTTAGAGGATTCGAAGGATCAAGAAATTTACCTCCAGGAGTACAACCAAAACCTTCAGATGAAGCACAAGCTTTAAGAAATCAATTTATTGCAGCCGGTGGAGGTCAAAGAGTTAATCCAGGTTTTTTTGATAGTAGAAATGTTGTATCACCAGCTGAGTTAGCAGCGGCTAAAGCATTTAATCCTGCTGCATTTAGAGCTGGTCGTAGAGGTGGTATTATGGACTTCTTTACGGGTGGTGGATTTTTAGGAAACATAGTTAGAGGTATTGGACAGAAATTTGGTTTAGGTAAAAGATTTGATCAACCAACTTATGATATGAGCGAATTTTCTGCATACGGATTAGGAGGTAGTCAGAATCCAGCATACTATGATGATTTTGGTAATGAGGGTTTATTAAGTCTTACAGAAAAGGTAATTACAGACACTGATGATGGTGTATTTAGAGAAAGGTACGCTAATTATTTACTAGATGCTCCACCTAATCCTTTGAGTTTTCAAGAGTTTAAAAGCGCTTTACAAGGTATTGGAGTTAAATAATAATGGCTAAAGTAACAAACTATATACCTGAACCTAAACCTGAATATGATGTAGAAAATCAAAGACAAATATTAGAGTCTTTAACTACATTACAAAATCAACTTAACTTTTCGTTTCAACAAGATTTAAAAAACGAACAAGACGCATTTAATTATTTCATGGCATGACAATACAGTATAAAAATGCAATTAAATCTTTAGGAGATACTAATTTAAATACTGTATTAACTATATCCACAACTGCTGTGGCTATTGTTAAGAGTGTATATTTTACTAATTCTAGCACAGGGACAATTTTGTGTAATGCTTCTATGAGAGATAGTTCAGCATCCTCTGATATAGAATTTTTTAGAAAAAGTATAAATGCGTCATCGCAAGAAAACGCTTCACCTCAAGGCTTGAATTTAGAAGAGGGAGATGCTATAAAAGCTCAAGCAGCTACAGCAAGTAAAGTAACAGTTGTAGTTAGTTATGCTTTAATAACTAGAGAGAATGAAAATGGATAAAAAAATAGAACACACTCATGATAATGGCGTCACTCATTCTCATGAAGGAGGAGACGTTCCACATACACATGGAGCAAATGATCCTTATAAAATAGATTGTACAACTATAACAACATATAGAAATACGAAGACCGGAGAAATATATAAAGATAAGAAAGAAGGACCTGATATTGTAGAGGACGTTACTGTGCAGGTTACTAATAAAGGTTTAGAAGTATTTCAGAAAGTAATGAATGATACCAAAAAACCAAAGCCCTAAAGGCGGAACAGAATTACAATTCGAGTATTTAGAAAAATACGTAGATAAAAATTTATTAAATCAAGTACAAATATGTACTTCGGTTCCAGAAAAAATACCTCTGCATCCAACCAAACCAAATATACTTTGGCAAAAAAATTCTTATGATCAACCTAATTTAACTCCATGGTTTAGTGATCCTTCTAATCACAATAAATATGATTGGTATGTTTTTAATTCTCACTGGACATATGAAAAATATAGATTTCATTTTGATATACCAACAAATAGATCTGTAGTTATTAAAAATGGTATTGATAAAATAGAAAAAGCTAAACCTTACATAAAAGGTGAGCCTATAAAAATAATACACCAAAACACACCATGGCAAGCTAAAAAATTATCTAATGTAAATTATATCGGTTATAAACCAAATCAATACATAAAAGATAATTTAAAAAATTATCACATGTATGCTTATCCTAGTATATTTGAAGAAACTTTTTGTATATCTTTATTAGAGGCCATGGCTGCAGGTTTATATTGCATCGTAGATGACTATGGTGCTTTATATGAAACTGGAGCAGAGTTTCCTATGTATGTACCCTATGATAAAAATCACAGAGCTCTTGCTCAAAAATTTGGTTTTGGTATTGAACAAGCATCACACACACTAGATCAAAAACAAATACATGATCATTTAGATTCACAATCTAATTACGCACATATTTATTACAACTGGAATAAAATTGCTATGCAATGGACAACGTTTTTAAAAGGAGTGATTAATGCAAAATCCAAATAAACCTATTTGGTTTAACGAAGATACTTATCAAACTATTCAACAGTCTACGACTAAGGCTGAAATTATAGATTTATCAGACCCTAAACCAGAATCTAAATCACCTTGGAAAATAATGGTTTGCACACCTTGTCATAGTGATACCTCAATGCACTACACCCAAGCAGTGTTAAAATTTCAACAAGATTGCATACTTAGAAAAATATTAGTTAGCTTTACCTTAATGAAATCATCTTTAGTTACGCAAGGTAGAAATCTGTGCGTGGCTGAAATGTTAAATCATGAAGATGGTTATACTCATTTATTATTTATAGACTCAGATATCGACTTTGATTTTGGAACTATTGAAACAATGTTAAAAGCAGATAAAGATGTTATTGCATGTCCTTATCCAATGAAGTCAATAGATTGGGACAAGATATTTCAAGAAAAAGATAAGGCTCAAAACAAGGATCAATTAAGAAGACCTGGGTATACTTTTCCTATTAAATTAGAAGATCAAAATTTTATACAATCTAATGGTGGTATTGTAGAAGCAACTCACGCTCCAACAGGCTGTATGTTAATTAAAAGAACAGTATTAGAAAAAATGATAAAACATTATCCTGAGTTACAAATATATCAACCTACTAATATTAACGGTAAAGAAGTTAAAAAACCAAATTTTTATAACTTCTTTGATACTATTCATGATACAGAAACTAAACGTTATTTTGGTGAAGACTTTGGTTTTTGTCAAAGATGGGCAGATATGGGTGGCAAAGTTTATCTGTATATTATGGATTATATAACTCATGTGGGTGAACATCAGTTCTGTGGAAGGTTTTTTGATAACTTAAAACAGGTTGACGATACTAAAAAAATCAAATAAAGTGTGATATTTCAGGAATAGTACGCCTGCCTCTTAACTAAATTTAGACATAATTATGGCATTAACAGACACTAAAGCATCGAAAAATTTTATAGCAGGAGCTCCAAAGATCATTTTAAAAGGTGATTTAAGACCTACTAAGATGGGTGAAAAAGACAAAGGTGCACCATCAATGATGATGGCTTCTCCTGATTATATTGTTAGAAGAATGGAAGACTTATTAGCTTTAGGTTATGACTATGACACAGCTGGTAAAATAGCTATGGATGAATTTGCATATCGTGAAGCTATGGAAAAAGGAGAGCTGAACGATAGAGAAGAATTTGGTTTAGGTAGTCTTGTTAAGTCAGTTAAAAAAGGTATTAAGGGTGTAGTTAGAGGTGTTAAAGATAATCCTTTACTAGCCGCAGCTGCTATAAATTTTGCACCTATGTTATTGCCTGATGGTAAACCTTTTTTTGGTTTAGGTTTAACTGAGGGTAGATTTGGAAATCCTTTAAGTTTTTTGAATTTATCTGGAGCTAAAACAGGTAAAGACGCTGCTTTAGATGCATTAAAAGTAGGTGGAACTGGTGCAGTGATCACAGGTTTATTAGCTAGTATGGAACAACAAGAAGGTGAAACTAATCAAGAATTTGGTCAAAGAAAAGCAAGAGTAAGAGATCAATTAAATGTACAGTTTAAAAGATTATACCCTCAAGAAGGTAACGAATCTGATGAAGATTATAATATAAGAATAAATGCTATGGTCGAAGCAGCTGATGACCAGACAGTGCCTGTGGGAGAAATGGCTGAAGGTGGTAGAGTTAATAGA